AGACGGCCATCTTCGTGCTTTGTTTCGCGCGCGAAGGAGTCAATGGGTAAGACCGCAGTAAATCGCTCTGCGTTACGGTCTTTCGCTGGTTCCGAAGTTGAACCACCCACCGACAATAATTCACCATTGGTCCTGTTGAGCGAGATGGCTCGGGCTTTGGGTCAGCACTTCGATGTGCCTCTACCCGTCCCCGAGTTGCTTCGCTACGACCAGCCGGTGAATATAAAAGAAGGGAAGGAGTTTTCCGTGGGACTCCTTGAAAACCCTGGTTGCCACGAATGGGCGAGTGAAGGCTATCGACGACTCCGGCTGAAGGACCGAGTGACGATAGCTGGATCCTTGTTTCTCTGGCGAAAGACATTGCCGTCAGTGCCGAGCCCTCAGTCTGCGCACCGTGCTCGCGTGACCGCTCCCGAGATAGTACTGCCCCCTGGCTACGTTGCGCATTTGGTGCGCACGGTCGAGGAGTGCTTCCCGGTGGGATGGGATCACGGTTACTTGCGCGCGGTTGAGGCCGCGGTTCCGACCACTAAGTCTGTTATAGAGAAGTCGCGTGGGAAGGGTGGATACCGTTCCGAGCGGCCAGATAGGTTTGAATTCGGTAGAGCCTGTATGGGCGAGACCCGAATGACCGATGCTGGCCGCGTCGTAAAGTATATGGACGCTCAGTGTGATGGCAAGTCACGGGCTGTGACTGTCATGACTGCTGAGGCCCAGCGGTTGAAACCCCTCCACAAGATAATCTATGACCAGATTTCCAAGTACCCCTGGCTCTTGAGGGGGGAAGCCAAGCCCTCTGTCTTCCGTCGCTTCCGAAAGGTCCCGGGAGAAGTATTCGTTAGCGGAGACTACGAGTCCGCTACGGATCATCTCCCCGTATCCTCTGCCGAGTGGATCTTGCGCGCGATTTTTCGTCGTTGCCGAAGTGTACCTGTTGAGGTACAGGCTGATGCCATTCGTTACCTTCGGGTTACGATTGAGTACGACGATTGCTCCGTGCAAGCGACACGACAATTGATGGGGTCCCTGCTCTGCTTTCCTCTCCTGTGTCTGCAAAATTACTGTGCGTTCCGTTGGGTTTTTGGACCCCTTGTACCTGTAAAGGTGAACGGTGACGACATAGTTTTTCGCTGTTCACGGGAGGAGTATGAGCGTTGGGCCTCTTTCGTGGGGAGTACGGGGTTGAAGCTCTCTCCCGGGAAGACCTTGGTGTCTTCGTCCGTGTTCTCTCTGAATTCTACCTTCTTCCACGCTACCAGTGACACAGTTAAATTGATCCCGGTTATCCGGTGTTCGTCTCTGGTCCCCGGCAAGTGTCCCTATCCAGGGTCGCTTGCGGGTTCTTTTGCGCGGTTTTTGAAGGGATTCAGTGGAGATTTACGCGACACTTTAGGCGCTTGGTTTCTCCGAAGGAAGGGCGGTTTGATAAGGAAAAGTGGAAGGAGCGTGGTTCGTGGTTTGGGATTGGCGGCAACGGATAGGATGCTTAAGGCATCCGGACTGTGGTCGAGGGACGTTTGGTACGTAAATAGCGTCCCTTCTCGTTATTTGTCAATTGGGGTAGAAGAGGAAGGTGAACCCCTTCCTCTCACGCCCGAACGAGTCACAGGCCAAGTTGATCTGCCGTCGGGGTGGAAACCCCTCCCCTTGCCGATAGACAAAAGAAAGGCGAGAGAAGCGCTTCTCGCTGAGCGTGACTTTTGGGAGGAGGTGACAGACAGGGCGTGGACCTCCGGATTTAACCCTAAAAAGCTTGAACGCCAGTTTTGGCTGGCGGTGTCTAGGGGCGGATTTGAGAGTCAGTACCGGGCGTGGAGAGATCTCCATAAGCCGGGAGCTGTTCATCCGCTCGTCAAGAAGCTGATGGGTGTCCGGGTTCGTTCGCGCTTGCCTTCAAAGCCTCTTTATCGCGTTTTGAATCAAGACAAAAGAAAACGTGTGAAGAGAGTGTGGCAACGGGTAGTAGAGGAGTCCGAAGAGAGGACGGTTGCGGAAAGAGCAGTTGAGCTTGTCGCTCGTAAAATCGTTCTGCCCAGTTTCTCCGCCCTCGACAAACCGGATCTCCTTCCCATCTACCGTGGTGTGTGGGTAGACCAGGAGCTAGCGTTAGATCGGTATATCCAGTAAACCGATTTGCTTGCCCCAGGTGCTATGATGATCGTACGCGGCTTTACACCATTGCCCGCAGATCCGAACTGGGTTTTCATTTTTGGGTGGTTCGCTACGGTTGTGTGGTGTAGCACCGGAGACTGATGTCGGAGTAGGAGATGGAATTAGCTCTGGCGATAACAGAACGAGTGGTGGCGGCGCCCGCGTTAGGGTAAGTGTTGCCTTCGGGTAAGGGCGAATGCCCTGCAGGCCAGCTGAACACACAGGCCCCCTAATACTTCGGTGTCAAGCCACTCGGTGCGTACTCGAGCTGGGGTACGCGAAACTGTGAACAGGAACTAAGGAAATCGTCATGTAAAACTACACGATGTCGTTGAGACTCCGGTGTGGTCCGAGCCCATCCCGAAAGGGGGGCGTTTCGAACACACAACCTAAGGTGACGAAGGAAATGGAACAAAGGGGAGGAGAAGTGAGCGTGGTGGTTTCACCGTCTACGGAGTAGCGG